TTCCTTGATAGTTTGAAGAAGACATTTGGTTTTCAAAATCCGTAATTCAGTTACCTGAATTCCGAAAAATTTTTCCCGCCAAAAATTTGGTCAAAAAGTCGAACTAAATAAATATACGATTTGAATTTAATTATCAATGGCGTTACCTAAACTTGGCGTACCACAGTATGAACTGACGCTACCTTCTACTGGAAAGACAGTAAAGTACAGACCATTCCTGGTGAAAGAAGAGAAGGTCTTGCTTTTGGCAATGGAATCTGAAGATGAGAAGCAGGTTATTGATGCTGTTAAAAATGTGCTGAAGTCCTGTGTCATTTCAAGAATTAAAATTGATCAGCTGCCATCATTTGATCTAGAGTATTTGTTCCTCAAGATTCGTGCCGCTGCTATTGGTGAGATGATTGAGATGACTGTTACCTGTACTGATGACGGTACAACTACCGCTACTGCTGCGATTAACATCGAAGAAGTAGAAGTGCATAAAGAAGAGGGGCATGACAGAAAGATTATGTTGACTGATACCACTGGTATCATGATGAAGTATCCTAGTATGGATAGATTCATTGAGTCTCAATTCTTGAACAAGGGTATTGACGCTGATCATATCTTTAACTTCATTGCGGAACACATCGAACAGATCTTTGATGAAGAGGAGGTGTATGATTCATCTACCACTAGCAAGAAAGAGTTCCGTGAGTTTGTAGAGTCTCTGACTACTAAACAGTTTGAATCTATTCAAAACTTCTATGAGACTATGCCAAGACTATCTCATACATTTACTGTCACCAATCCCAACACTGGTAACGAGTGTGAGTATACTCTTGAGGGACTGCAATCTTTTTTCGCGTAGCAGTCTTCCAGAATAGTTTGGAAGGCTATTACAAGACAAACTTTGCCCTGATGCAGTACCATAAATATAGCTTGACAGAGATAGAAAACATGATGCCATGGGAGCGTGAAGTGTACACCTCCCTCTTGATTCAACACATCGAACAAGAGAAAAAGAAACAAGAGGCAGCTAGATCCGCGTAATGTTTACCACTCCACCACCAGAAGGAATAGTAAAATGGTATAGGAAGGGTGTGCCTGGTGGTGGACAGAAGGACCACATCTTTCAGAGATTGAAGGCGAAACTGACTGGTGGTAAGTACGATGGCATCGGTTACTTCTCTTTCTTGGAGAAGAAAATCTCTTCTGCTGATGGTGACATCATTATCAACAACATGAAGAAGGATCCTGATGGGTATCCTATGTTGGAGACTGGTAGCACATCAGGTGAAGATGAATTCAGATATCAGAAGTGGATTGTAGAAAGATATCTACTGAAAGAATCTTTCACGGAAAGTTTTACTGATACTACAGAGGATGTAGAAGAAGAGAAGGTAGACGGGGAAGAGAAGGAAGAACTATTAGATGAACAAGCGCAAGAGATTGTTGACGAAGCGGAAGAAGAAGTAAAAGAAAATATTGATGAGGCAGTTGAGGTAGTAGACGAGGTAGTAGTAAACAATCCTGTTGTTGTACCACAATTTGAGGCAAAACAACCAGAGAAAAAGACGGCACCAGATCTATCTGACATCGTAGATTTACTGCCACCTGGTATGCTAGCGGCAGTCAATCAGCAGACAGGACAGAACTACGAGAAGACACCAAAGACAAAGAAGAAAGTAGAGTCAATCTCTAACGCCAAGATTCTCAAGACGATGACAGCATCTCTTGAAAAGATTCAAGGTCAGTTGTCTTCTATTGATAACGAGTTAAAGAAACAGAACGAACTACTGGGTGCTGCTGTTGGTACTACAGTCAGTAATCTCAATCAAATTGAGACAACTTATGATGCATTGAATGATAGGTTTGATGACATTCTCAATGCATTCCAAGCAGACTATGAGGCAGAGAAGAAGAGAATAGATGATGAAGAGACTGCTGCATCCATGGATGTCATGGATGATGAAGAAGATGTAGCAGAAACTTTTGGTGTAGAAAAACCTGGAGCAGAGAAGAAAAAAGGTGGAGGTCTTGGAGGACTACTACGTAATGCCTTAAGACTCTTTAGGTTCTTTAAGGGTGGTGGTATAAGAAAACTTTTGAGGAGACTGAAGAACCCTCTTCGGACTGGTAAAGCCTTTTTGAGAAAAGGTAGGATGGCTATCACCAGTAAGTTGAGAAACATTCCTGGTGGTCGAGCGATATCGAATCAAGTACAGAGAGCAACGAGATTCCTCCGTGGTGGTGCTGCTAATAAAACTGCACAAACAGTTGGCAAAAAAGCAGTACAGAGAGGTGTCGCTAGAGGTGCCGCTAGAGGTGCTTCTAGATTCATACCATTTGCTGGCACTGCCATTGGTGTTGGTTTGGCTACGGAAAGATTTGCCAAGGGTGATATCATGGGTGGAGTTCTTGGATTAGGTGGTGCTATTCCTGGACCTATTGGTTGGGCATTTCTTGCTGCTGAATTGGGATTGATACCTGCAGCAGAAGCTATTGGTAATCACACCAGAATGCTCAAGAAGAAACGTCAAGCTGAAATGCTGGTTTCTGTTGGCATGGACCCAGAGAATCTGGATGATGAGATGCAAGAGGCATATAGATATGGAGAAGCGAAGTCCACTCCAGAAGAACTAGAAGCAAAGCGAAAGTACACGGAACAAGTTGCTGCTGGTGAAATTGAACCAGAGACACCAGAAATTAAACAGTATACTCCTAGTTTTCTGGAAAAAATTACGCCAGGCAGTACCTTCTTTGGTAAGTTTGAGCAGGGTGGTAGTGGATATGGTGAACCTGAACTACATGGTACTGAAGCTCTGATTGAACCTGAATTTTATAAAGATCTAATCAATCCCCTCGGTGGTATGATACTGGCTGCTAGCAGCAAAGTATTATCTGATGCTGGACCACTAGCGAAAGCAGTAGCACCCACGTTCCAGCAAGAGGCATCGAAGTTGGCAAGCGTGTTTGATGTTCCTACTTCAGTGGCGTCTACAAATGTTGGTGGGTCTGTTGATGCTGCTGCCAATGCTATCAACAAAGCAACGGGAGTAGATTCTCCTGCCGCTGTTGCTGCTGCTCCATCAGTAGAAGGTATGAATGTAGCAGAGAAAGAGGACGAGGAGAGGAAGGGACCTCTTGGAATGCTTGGTGGACTGTTTAATCGTCTTGGCAATCTTTTCGGTGGAGGTGACGATACAAGTGGTGATCGTGGTCCTGGTGCTGGCAATTATTCAGGTGAAAGTTTCTCCACTACTGGTGGATCGAAGGTAACTGATGCAAATATCAGTAGAGGATTTGGTGTGCGAGATAATTTAGGATCTGGTAGTAGTGCTACTGGACACACTGGTCTTGACATTGCTGGCAAAGGATTTGAAAGAGGCACACCCATCTCGGTGCTCCCACCAGGTGAAGTGATAGACGTTGGACTGATGGGTGATGCCTCTGATCCTGGCGGACCCAGCGGAAACCAAGGTGGGTACGGTAACTTTGCTGTTGTTAAACTGGACAATGGTGGTGTCATTAAAATGTCTCACTTTGATCAAGTTAACGTCAGTAAAGGACAGCGAGTTGGTAAGCAGTCTGATGGTAAGTTCCCAGTCATCGGCAAGCTAGGTAACACTGGTTTGAGTACGGGACCACACCTCCACTTGGATCTCGGAACTGGATACAATCCTACTAATGCTGCTGTCTCTGGACTAGAAGATCCGATGCCTCACATCGGAGATCTGATCAGAGGTGGTGGTAACTTTGCAGACGGTGGTGTTGTGGGTCTCAAAGGAGAGGAGAGGATTACTGTTGGTGAAGAAGGACCCGAGATTGTTATGAAAAATTTGGTGTATGGTATGCCACCAGTGCTTGATCACTTACTAGCAATGAATGATGCTGGAACACCACAAGAATTGATTCAAACTTATCGTACATTTGCACCTGAAGTGCTGGAGTATGATTCAGAAGCAAATGATTTGAGTCAGACAGTTATTGTCATGAGTCCTCCGACTCCACCAGAACCACCTCTTGCTGTGAAACCAACAAACACCATCACTAGACCAGTAAGATCAATTACACCTGGGAAGGCAGCGTATCACTACGCTCTCTTCGCCTAAATACCTGGGGGGTCTAATCAATGGCAGCATTTACCGAAGGGTTTACAGATACAACAAAACCAGGTAAGGATCATATTGGTAGTATGATCTCCAAAGTTCTCGCTGCCAGGAAGATGGCAAGGGAGGAGAGAGAATTAGCGGAAGCGAAGGCAAAGAAAGCAGGGTATGACAGCCTAGAAGAAGTAGGTGTAGAGAAAGGGTTCTTCTTTAAGGCAGCACTGAAGAATAAGTTCGGTGGATCATACATCAGTGGAAAGAAACAAGACATTCAGCAGGCAGTTGATCGTGTCAAACTGCTAAAGAATCCGAAGGCACAGTTCTGGAACTTTGTAGACAACAGAGATGCAGAAGGTAAGGAGATAAAAAAGAAGAGTGACCTAGAAAGGTTTCGTGAACAGTTTGATAACTATAATTTCCAGAGTGCCCAGCGTCCTCCAGAGGGAGTAAAGGCAGAGACACCTGCCATTCCCAAGAAGATGTCTCCATTTGAGGTGGAGCAACAGCGCAAGGCACTCACCGAAGAGAGAATGCTTGCCCAGGTTGAGGAGAAGGTAGCAGCAGCAGCGTCTGGTGGTGGAAAGCAGAGAGCATCTAGAGAAGATTTACTACAGGCAATCAATGCGATTGCACAGTCACTAGACAAGACGGCACAGTCTATCAACAACAGCATCGGTGACTCTAAACAGATCGCATCTGATGTTCATGCGATGAAGACTGATGTTGTCAATCAGATCAGTGAAAGAACTGATGGTATTGAGGACAAGTTAACCAAGATCGCTGAAGCAATCAATGCACAGACTGCATTGAAGAAGAAGAGTGCTGATGATGCGGAGACATCCGCAGCTATTGGTGTTCAGAAGGACGTGAATGATGTTGCTAGAGATATTACTTTCGATGATACAACTACAGATATAGATGAGTCTGCACTCGACACTGATCAACTAGACTACAAACCAGGACGACCTGATGCATATGAACAGAGAGATCAGTGGCGTGAGCAACAGATGCGCGAGGGTCCACAGGCAGAGCGTGGCGCTGTATTCTCTGGACCTGATAGTGGATACAAAGTACCTGGTCTGACATTACATGGTGACGAGGCAATCGTACCGATTGATAACAACTATACACAGGGAGAACCTAGTGCAGTTGATGGCAAGGTAAGACCAGTGCCAGGAGAATCTATGGTTCCTCCTATGAATATCAATGTCAACAATACATATGAGACAGGAACTGATGGTGTGTCTGTATCTCCTATCAAAATGCCTGACCTGATGGGAGACAGTAGTTTACAGCAACCACTGGTAGATGCTATGGCATTGCCTACCAAGATTGCTGGTGGTATGGCACTCGCTAGTGCTAGTGAGTTGATCAAACAAATATCTGGAGATAGTCCAGCAGTTTCTAGTGAACTATCAAAAGTTATCACTCCACTCGCTACCATCTTTGACCTACCTGAAGGTCTAGTAAACAAAGCGAAAGGTAGTGACAGTCTAGGAAAGGAAGGAACTATTGGATCAGCAGCTGCTAATGCTACTGTAAAGGCGGAGAAAAATATCTTCCAGAAAGCATTCGATGGTCTTAAGAAACTGTTTGGTGGTGGCGATGATAATGATGGTGGTGGTGATGGTGTCACACAAGTTACAGTGCAGGGACCTGGTGGAAATCTTGCAAACAACCAAGCAGAGGTTGCCGAGGTTATGACCTCCGAGTTTAAGTCGCAAGGACTGTCAGATGAGGGTGCTAGACTTGCTCTAGCAGAGATTGGTAGAGAGAATAGTTTGAACAAAAATCTCATTCTAGGAACACATGATGATGGTGGAGTCAAAGCATACGGTGCTGTCAGTTGGCAGGGTGGACGTGAAAAAGTATTGATGGATGAGTTGAGATCTAGAGGTATTGATCCTAGCGAGGCAGGACTAGCTGGTAGTGGTGATGAGGGTCTCAAAGCAAATGCTGCAGCGATGATCAAAGAGATTGCTGCTCGTGGACACACAGAACTACTAGAGTTACTTAAGAAACCTGACCTTACTGAAGCAGAAAAGGATAGGGTACGTCACCTGTTCAAAGAAGAATACTTTGTATACAATAAGAGTATTCCACTTCAAAGATCTAGAGACTGGTATGATAGAGTCGGTGGATTGAATCCAACTGTACAAGCAAACCAAGGAGATGGTAGAGATGGCACCTTGGGTGCGGGAACACATGGGCAATTGGAATCAATGCACTATGGTCCTCTTGAAAGGATGTCTCTACCACAGTTGAGATCTCATCCAGCATTGGATCCAAGTAAAACTGGAGCATCAAATCCTGCGGTGTTCAAAGCAGCACAAGCAGCAAGGAAGGAAGGCAAAGCTCAAGGTCTCACTGGTGATGCGTTGGAGAAGAAAGTTCTCATCGCATCTATCAGAGCGAAGGATAGTACAGTCGCTCTTGCACCTCCATCTCCTCCTCCAGCACCACCCGAGGCGACCGAGGCACTGCGACCAGTTTCTGCTCCCGAGAGAGCACAGGTGGCGCTCCTAAATATGGGAGGAGAACGACCAGTGACTGCTGGTACTGGTGCTGTTCCTACACCAGATCAATCTACGGTGGCACCTTCGGTATCATCATTAACCAAAGAAGTATTTACAGTTGATAGTGTTACAACATGAGTGATAATAATCAAGAGTTTCCATATGCTTCTAGTCTTAAGATAGACGAGGCAATTATCACTGGTTTGGATGGCACCGAGGTGTCAATCATTGGATTGATTAAAAGTTTTCAATACTTTGAAGACATTGACATGCCAAGTATCTCTATGAACTTGGACATCGTTGACAACGCAGCAAATATTATTTCATCTCTACCTATTCAAGGGTATGAGGATGTCAAGATAGTCTTTGGTGGTGCTGATGAAGAGTTACTAACACTGAACCTCAAAGTAGCAAAGATATACAATCGTTTTTCTGCTGATAGATATCAAGAATACTCTCTAGGTCTAGTGTCCAATGAACTCCTAGTCAATGAGAGCTTGAGACTGGGAGAGAGATTAGCAGGTAAGTCTGAAGGTATCGTCACTCAACTGATGGAAAGATTGGGAAGTGCGAAGAGACTTATCAGTGACCCTTCTATGTTTAAGGTGACATTCTTTCCTGGTAAGAAGACACCTTTCTCTATCATCAGCTCAATGAAAGAGAGAACTGTACCTGAAAGTGCGAAGACATCTTCTGGTGGTAGTAGCACAACATCAGATCTTTTGATATTAAAAGGTAGTGCAGGATATTATTTCTATGAGAACTATGATGGGTATCATTTCAGATCAATTGACTCACTCAACTCTGTAAAGACTAACCCTCCTGTAGACACATTCTTTCAAGAGAATGATCAGGTCAACCCACAGAATGCTCCGCGTAAAATTCTTGACATTGATTTCCAGCAGGAGATTGATATCCTATCCAAGTTGAGGATGGGTACTTACTCTAACGTTATCTGTTTCTATAACTATAGCACTGGTGCTTACGAAGAGTATACCTATAACCTAGGTGATCGTTTCGATGACATGGAGCACCTAGGATCGCAGTCTGGTCTTGCCAAAGGACAGGCAACTCTTGCTGAAAATCCTAGTAGAATCATGTCCGTGTTGATGGACCACGAGACCTGGTTTGATGGTGTCGAGGTAGCATCACCAGAGGATAAAGATGGTGGCAAGAAGAACACAACAGAGTTTCCTGACTGGCAGAAGTATGTCGTAGCCCAGTCGATTGCAAGGAAGCAGTCACAGAACAATCAACAGGTGTTCATTCAGATACCTTTCCGAACTGATCTACGTGTTGGACAGACAGTTCAGATCATGATCCCTAACAACATTCCGTCCTCGGAAAGAGAGGAGAACGATGTCTTTGATAAGGAGCACAGTGGTGCTTACTTGATTGCAAAGCTGCAGCACTCCGCTGATTCTTTTAATGCTAAAGCAAATACATATCTTACTCTTGTCAGGGATTCTTACGGTATGCCTGACGAACCGTCTGATGTAGCGACTAAATAAAAATAAACCTTATTGGTATGGATCCAGTATTATCATCATTTTTATCAACAAACCAAATAGGTGCTGATGGTTTCAACTGGTGGATTGGACAGGTTGAGACAGGCAGGGAGAGTGACCCTAAAAAGTCTGGCAGATATCGTGTGCGTATTGTTGGTGTCCACCTAAAGGATGGTCAAGCAACACCAACCGAGCAACTGCCATGGGCAAACGTAGTCATGCCTGTGACCACACCATTCAGTGATGGTAAGTCCAGTGCTACTGCAGAACTTCGCCCAGGTAACTGGGTCATTGGTTTCTTCCTTGACAATGATCACCAGAGACCCATCATCATGGGATCGGTTGGTCACACCAAAGGATCTACTGTTGTTGTTAATGATGACAGTAAAGGTGGTGGTGATGGTCCCCGAGAACTACAGAGGCAACGTGCTTCTGATATTATTGCACAAGCAGATAGATCTGAAGACAATCAGGACGGAACCGATCCCGAGACTGGTGCTAACATAGACGGTGGTGAACCAGCTGCTGCTCGTTCTAATGAGGAGAAGGGTGCTCCTGCTATCATCGCTGCCCTACGTGGAAAGCATAGTGAGACCAACCCTATTGGATCACAGAACTGTGTTACTATTGCCAACCCGAAGTGTGGTACGGAGAGTAACTTCGGTAAGCAGATGCAGAATATCATTGGTGATATGCTCGCTGCTAACCAAGCATCTGGTGGTCAACTAGGCAACTACTACGTCAGTAAAGTCAATGGTTTCTTGTATGATAAGGTAGCGATTGCTAGACATCATATTGGTAGAGTCACTAGACTTGTCCGTAGTTTGATGGGTCGCACCCAGTCTGAAATCATTAGAAACCTGCGTGATGGTATTCAGAATCTAATCAATGGTCTGCTAGGCATTGAGGTATTCAAACAGCAGAAAGAGAAAGCGCCCAAGGATACACAAACTACTGAAGCATCTGTTGGTAAGAAAGGTCGCTTACTTGACGGAATTCAGAAGGTACTTGACCAGATTCTTAAAGCACTTGGTTGTTCTATTGAAAACATCACCGACAGACTCGCAGCATTCTTGACGAATCTGTTGTTCAATTTCATCATGGATGTCTTCTCCCCAGCAGCATGTGCTGTCATCAACCTGGTGGAAGGTATCGTCAATAAGATTCTAGAACTTGTTGACGGTTTGATAAACAGTATTCTTGGACCTTTACAAAGTATATTGTCAATCATAGCGGCACCGTTGAACATGATCGGTGGTGCTATCTCCAAGGTCATGTCATTCCTAGGCATCTCTTGTAGTGGTCCTGATAGTAACTGTCCAAAGGAGACTGTTAAGTGTACTGATTGCTCCAAGGATGAAGACGATGATGATTGGCTAGACAATCTTCTTAATGACCTAGCAGAAGGTGACACTGGCGAGAGATTCTACTGCGAAGAGTCGTTTGATTACTTGGATGCAAAACCAACCAACATTATATTTGTTGGTGGTATCCCAACAGAACCAATCCCAGAACCACCTGGTCCTCCAGAACCACCTGGTCCTGGTAGAGATGACACACCAGAGTTTGATCGTGATGTGATTCCACCTGACGATGACGATGATGATGACGACGATGGATTCCCAGATGATGATGACATCCCAGATGACATCTTTGGTGGTCCTGATGACGACGATGATGATGACGATGACATCTCACTGCCTGTTACCTTCGATGGTAGTAAGGTTTACTCTGTTGTTGGTGACCCAACCATCGTTGCTGGTGGTGAGACGGTAACATTCACTATCAATACTTCTAACGTAGCACACGGTGCTGTCTTGACTTATGAGTTGACTGGTGATATAGTAGAAGAGTACATTGATGATGCTAATCCATCTCTCACAGGAACTGTTACAGTATCTGAATATGAAACTCTAACAGAAGAATTCCTTGACGAGGAAGGAGATCTACAAACAATCTCCATCCCACGTTGTAGAGGTACGGTCACTCTTACCATGCAAGAAGAGATCGAGTTGGGTAGAATCCAATCATTTACATTCACTCTGTTTGATCCAGGAAACAGTGAACTTGCTGATGCAAACTTCGATACAGGTTCCTTTGCTGTCACAGATATTGCAGCAGACTATGAGGAATCTCTGTTCCCAGACAGACCAACCGATCTCGAAGGAGAGTCTAGCATCGCTGTTACCACAGACAAGCCTGCATATGTAGAGGGTGAGGACATCATCTTCTCTATCACAAGTGAGAATGTTGCTGACGGCACAGAGTTTGATTGGGTTATTCTAGGTGATGTTGATGCTAATGATTTTGTTGGCGGTACAATCACTGGTAAATTCAAGATCAAAGACAGTCAAGCAAGAGTTGTTGTTGGTATCTTGGATGATGAAAGAAAAGAACCTGCTGAACTTGTGGACTTCAGAATCATGGGAACACCTGCAAGAGCACAAGCAACAATCTTCTCCAGTGGTGGATTTGAAGATCTAGATGGTGACGGTACTGATGACGACCAGGAACGTGTACCAGAATATGTTCCCAACCCACCAAAAGCAGGCACTCCCATCACTGGTTCCGATGGATCTATTGTTAGTATTCCCATCAGAGATACTGGTGAGTCATACTCTGAAGCACCTCAAGTCATCGTTTCTGGTGCAGGATATGGTGCTACTGCTATCGCTCTCCTTGACACCAAAGGATTTGTGTCAGAGATTAGAGTCACTAGAGGTGGTCTAGGATACAAACGTAATCTAGCAAAAGATAATGATGTACAATGCATCATTGATTCCTTCACTCTTATCTCTCCTGGTATCAGATACACGTCTGCTCCCAAGGTATACATAAATGGTAAAGAGGATCTAGCAGAAGCTATCATTGATGATAGAGGTTATGTTGTTAGTGTCCAAATCAAGGACAGAACAACAACATACAATGATAAAACACCAGTCGTTAAACTGATTGGTGGCGGAGGATCTGGTGCTATTGTTCTACCAAACATGATCTGTCTCTCTTCCGAGGATCTCAACAGCAGAGGACTCGTTAAGATTGGAACTGGTCGCTATATTGATTGCCCATAATGTCTGATACTAAAGCAAACACTGATAAACTACACCCAGGTGCTTCTTCGGGACAACCTGCGGCAGAACCAGCTAGTGGTAGAAAAGATACTGTATCTGATGATGCATTTTGTAATGGCAAACCAACAGTACACTGGGTGTCTGATGGTTGGACCTGCATGAGTTGGAGAGGTGCTGACGGTCAACCAGGTGGTTACACTGTCACCAATGGTCAAAGTGCTATGTTCTTTGATGAGAACGGCAACATGACCTTCTCCACTGGTGTACCAGGACAAGCAGGTTGTGGTGGTAAACTCATTTTGAATACAGGTGACCAACTGCAGAAAGCAGATGGAACAATCTCTATTCAGGCTACTGGTCCTAAAGATTCAAAACGAGTTGGATCTACAAGAACAGGAACTGGAAGCGCAACCAAAGAGGATCCTGCCTACTCCGTCATGGCGGAGGGAGCTGTCGCAATTGAAGCGTCAGGAGATAACTGCGGCATTAAGGGAGACAACGTACTTATCCATGCTATTAAGACTCTAACACTTAAAGCAGGAGAAGTCGTTAACATTGAGGTCGGTGATGGTAGCGGCAAGTTTAATGTATTTGCAGGCGACATCACATTTGACGCAGAATTTTTGAATGAGAATATTGATGGTCGTAAGATCACCAAGGGAACTGGTGAGGTTGTTGTCAATCAGCAGATTAAACCTGGTGCTACTCATGTTATCAACACCTCTGGTGATGTTACTCACAAGATCCAGGGAAGTTATGAGGTTGATGTTCAGGGTGGACGCTATAATGTGAGGTCACTGCAGAATATTAACTTGACTTCAATAACTGGTAGTTATCAACTTAAAACTTTGGGTAAGTCAGTTGAAAAAATCTTTGGTCCAAAGGAAGAGAAGATCTTTGGTCTCAAATCAGTTGCCGACAAGAAACCACCTGCACAAACCTACTCATTGACTCTAGGTGTCAATAAGATGGGATTCCTCATGAAATCTGGTGCTGCATTTGGTATTACTGCTATGAAAGGTAACAGTATTGTTACTAACAAGGTAGGCACCCTTAACATCATGAACCCAGCTGGTACACTAACCATCAAAGGTCTGTCGATCTTCCTCAACTGAAATTCGACTTTCGGTTACCAGAATTCCGAAAAAA